CACTTGGTGAGTTCGGACGTCAATACTTTATACTTCTATCCGAAGACCACCCGCTATACCCTGAGGACACGCAAGATAGGTTGAACAAGAGATACGACCAGTTATTACGCCAATGGGGCAACTATCACGATGAAGATCGAATATTAAACATTGAGTCTTTTTTCAATAAAATAGAAAAAGTTTTTAAGTATAAAAATCCTAAGAAGACGAAAGAAGGAAAGAGGTCGCTCGAGTTACTGTTAGCGGACAAGTTCTCACAGAAATTTAAAGACCAAGTATTGTTTGATCACTCCAAGATTGGTAAAGGTAAGAACGTGGGGTGGTATATATGGGATGGTAGGGTGTATCAAGCATCAAAGAAGGGAGAGATAAGCAGCTATTATCTACAACTGATTGCAGAAGAAAAGATGAAAGCTATCGAACATGCTAAAGAGCAGGGCGACGATGGTGAGAAGGAGCTGGGAATGACATATAGTAAAGACACCGCGGACACCGGCGGTGGTGATGTAGATTCAGTACCGGTTAACTGCCCCACTGATGCTCCACTATCAATCGCTCAAGTAATACGCGCTGAATCCCGCAGGCTCCGTGACTTAACGCTCGCGTGGGCCGGGGAAAGACAGGGGCTTGGTGTTCTACCTAACGAGTTCGATCAAAGTGAAGAACTGTATAACTGCCTTAATGGGGTCATCAACCTAAGAACCGGTCAGTTATTAGAACACTCACCGGAATACAAGATGACTAAGATCGCACCGGTAGTTTATCAAAAAAATTCTAAGTGTCCTAACTGGGAGAACTTCATTCTTAAAATAAGTTATAATAACGCTGAAATAGCGAAGTACATTCAAACAGCGGTAGGATACTCGTTGACCGGGTATACATCAGAGCAATGCTTGTTCTTCTTGTACGGTATAGGTGCTAACGGCAAGTCTACATTTCTCGAAGGCCTCAAACTTATCTTTGGGGATTATCAACTCAACGCGAATTACGAGACGTTCACGTCTCTTAATCGCGATGGTTCATCACATTCAGAGGACGTGGTCAGGTTGAAAGGTTCTCGACTTGTAATTTCGTCAGAGATTAATACAACCCGGTCGCTTAACGAGTCAATGATCAAGCAAGTTACATCGGGGGACATGATCACCGCGAGAGACCTGCACTCGTCGTCAATCGAGTTCCGTCCTACATTCAAACTATGGCTCGCGGGGAATCATAAGCCGAAAATAAACAATTACGACCATGGAATAAAGCGTAGACTATTCATAGTACCGTTTGAATACACATTCCGAGGTAATGACATCAGGGCGCAGCATGAGGTGTTGAACGAGTTTAAAAGTGAAACATCTGGGATGTTGAACTGGGCATTAGAAGGTGCGCAGCGATGGTTTAACGAGAAGAAGCTATCAGTACCGCAAGTAGTTCTAGATACGACGAATCAATATTTCACGGAGAATAACATAATAGAACAGTTCATCATCGAGCGCTGCCAGGTGAGCAAAGATAAGTCATCGGCAGGTGGGTTCTCCACCGATGCTAAAAATTTATACGCCGAGTATTTAGATTACGTGTCCAATCAGAACGAGGATCGGTTAGGTAGGAACTCGTTCTACATGAGACTTGAAGAGTTAGGTTATAAGCGTGAAATGTCTAGTCAGCAAAAATTATCATTTCGGGGTATTAAAGTGATTAAGAATGAGTCCGTTAACTCCAAAAAAGAGGAGATAGACATGCCGTTCTAAATTAAATCGACCGAAAAACATCAGGGGATAGTTAGCGTTTTTCGGTCGATTTTTAAAATTTTTCAAAATTAAAAAGTGCGATTTTGAAGTATTTTCGCACTTTTCTATGGTTTCTATGGTTTTACCCCCCCCTTTCAAGTTGACAGAATTATATATATATATATATATATATATAAATATAAGGTAAACCTAAAATCGCCCCTAAAAACCATAAAAACCATATTTCCTTTGATTTTAGCTTAAAAACGCAACATTTATAACCCCCATTGATGACTCCTGCCCACTTTCTTGCCTATTTCTTAATTATCCGACGAAACGAGTAGTTTATTCCAAAAAATATTTATTCCCCATTGATTCTCTTGAAATTTAATTATTTTGTGATAAAAAGTTTTATTACGTTGTGCGCAGTATTGACCCTAAATGATTACAATACATGGTTATTTTTTTAGAAAATTATTTCTGTTTCACGTTTAATAATGATATATGTAACATGATAACTACTGATACAGAGTTCATAACTATGAAGGATACGTTATATGGCTCATGGAGGTAGACGTCCCGGGAGTGGTCGCCCTAAAGGTTCACCAAACAAGAACACGCAAGCTTGTAGAGAGCTGCTGCAAGTCAATAGAGAACTCATATTACAGAAGGCTATAGCACTTGCAACTAAGAAGGACCCAAACATCCCTATCTTGCTCAAACTCGTTGATAAGATAGTGCCAACGTTACACTCATCGAAGATTGGTGCAGACGTGCACACTGACTCACCATTCGATGACGTTGATAATTCTACTATTGCTTCTATTCTTATTGAATATCAGAAGCAGTCTACTTCGGGTAACTTAGACTTAGGTGGTAATGATGAACAATAGCTTGTCTCGACAAGATATGGTTAATGCACTTCGTTCCGTTCTTAGAAATAACTTCTGGTTATATTGTAGATACTATGACCCGAAGTTCTTCACTCCTGATAAGCCCCACCTTAAACAGTTATGCGATTATTTACAAGCGATCTCTGATGGTAAGCTAAAGAAGTTAATCATATCAATACCACCACGAGCAGGTAAATCATACACAGTCTCTCTCTGGTGCGCATGGGAGATAGGACGTAAGGCAGACGACCCTGATACGTCTATAATGAGATGCTCATACGGACAAACGTTATCGGATAAATTCTCATATGACATTCGTGAGATGATACAGACTCGTAAGTACCTCGATGTGTTCCCCGGTGTCAAACTTAAGTCAGATCATTCACGTGTAGATGATTGGGCTATTGATGCTGCGAAACAATCGACATATTTTGGTTCTGGTGTAGGTGGGGCTATTATTGGCAAGGGATGTAAGAACGCTGCTATACTTGATGACCCCATTAAGAATCTCGAGGATTCGTTATCAGAGATTATTTTGGATAAGACCTACAACTGGTATCTATCTACATTCAAGTCCAGAATGGAAACCGGGTGTCCAGAGATTCATATCGCAACGCGTTGGTCAATTAAAGACCCTATTGGTCGTATACTCGAGGATGCCCCAGACTCGTGGACTACTGTCTCAATACCCGCTTTAACTAACGAAGGTAAGTCCTTTTGTGAAGCAGTAAAGACCACGGACGAATATCTTGAGCTTAAGAATTTGTTAGACGAATTTATATGGGAAGCGGAGTTCATGCAGAATCCAGTCGAAGCGAAGGGCTTGCTGTTTCCTAAAGCAGAATTAAACTTCTTCTCGTTAGATGAGTTTAACGAGCAGTTAGTTACTAGTGTAATCGGTTACACGGACACCGCCGATGAAGGCACAGACTTCCTTTCATCAGTGACTGGAAAATTAATCGGTAATGATTGCTACATAACCGATGTAGTCTTCACGCAGGACCCAGTAGAGGTTACAGAGGCTCTTGTAGCTGCGCAGATTAAACGTAACCAACATGTATTGCATCGAATTGAATCTAACTTCGGTGGTAAGTCATACGCGCGACGAATACAAACACTGATAACTGACCCACCGAACCCGTCTATGTGTAAGATCAAATGGGTTCCGAATTACAAGAACAAAGAGACTCGCATACTTATGAGTTCTGGAATGATCAAACAGTATTTCCATTTTCGTAATGATTACGCCCCCGGTTCTGATTACGATCGTTTTATGCGTCAATTAACATCGTACGTCAAGATGGGGAGAAACAAAGGGGACGATGCTCCTGACTCACTCACGGGATTATCAGATATGGTTTTTCAGTCGAGTGGTATACGATTTTTAAATACAAACAAGTAAGGTATTACAATGAGCTACATGACCCAAACCGATTACGTTAACCTGCGGTTACTTTTAGGTAACCAACAAATTGCTAAAGATCGCATTAGTAGTTTAATCCGGTGGGACTTGACGTCTATTGCTAAGAAGAACATGTTAGTCTCTAATAGTTATTACAAAGGGGAGCATGATATACTTAATCATAAGAATATGTATTACGCTGATGGTGAACTCATCGAAGACAAGGTCAAGGCAAATAACAAGATCGTCCACCCGTTCTACTCCATTCTCGTTGATCAGAAGACCGCATATATCGCGGGTAATCCTGTGGTGGTGTCAGTAAGCCAACCCGACATGGTCGATGCAGAGAACCCTACTGCCGAAGAATTGAAGGCTATTGAAGAATCTAAATCTTTCCAAGACCGCTTCTCTGAAATTCTCGGCGATAGCTTTGATGAGACATTGTGTGACTATATAAGTGAAACGTCCGTAAAAGGCATAGGCTGGTTACACCCCTCTATTGATACGGATGGCGATTTAAATCTTATACTGATTCCTTCAGAACAAGTTATACCAATTTATGAGACGCAATACGAGAGAGAGTTAGTGGGTGTTATTCGCTATTACACGTACGAC